TTCCTTTGCGCTGCTTCTTGGCTCTGGCTCGCTCTCTCATCTGGGACAGCAGTTCCATCATGCTCATACTGGTGTCGCCTCCTCAAATACCGGGGCGGTTGCCTCCTGCATGGTCGGCTGATCTGCGTATTCCGCTGATCCGTTGTCTGCGTATGCCAGTTTGTTTCCCTCGTTGGCTTCCATGAAGTGGCTTGCCTGTGTGTCTGCGGAATGCAGTGCCCAGATCATTGGATACTTGTCGATAGCATTGTTGAATGATAAGGTGTCGGCTTCGGTGTACCCCATGTGCCATCTGATGGCATATCGTTCCACTGGCTGAAGCTTCATGTATTCCTCGATCATCATTACCGACTTTTCTCCGTGTCCGTATGGAATCTTGTCATCCACTGCGAATGCTTCATACTGCTCCCACTTTCCACCTACCTTGCGGTTTCTGATTTCTGTTGTGTAGAAGTAGGTCTTGCAGATGTCATGGAGCAGTGCCATGATGATCACATTTTCCTCTGTCACTCTGGCTGCCGGAACTCCTGCGACCTCGTATGAGTATGTGCCGTCATCGTTCTTTGTGAGGTTCGCCCTCAGTGCATCCAGTACATTGAGTGAGTGCTGCAGCAGTCCGCCTGTCACTGAAAGGTGGAATCTGGTACTTGCAGGTGCTGCGTACATATCACTCTTTCTGATAAATGCCATCAGCTTGTCCACTCCGTCTCTTGTTACCTTTGCCATCTCTGCTTCAAATCTGTTGATGTTTGCCTGTCTGTTATCCATTGTCTTGCTCCTCCTTATTCTTTAATCCCTCAGCCAGAATGTGGCACGCTCCGGCTGTGATGATCATTCTCTGTTCTGATTCCCACTCTGGTTTCTTCTCCCAGATATTCTGTTCCTGGTCTACAAGGAACTCTTTTGTCAGATCGTTATAAATCTTCGGTGGCGGTCCGTCCTCATCGAAGCACTCCGGTGCTGCGTATAAGCAACAGTGTTGTTGCCAGTAAGGTATCCACAGATTCCAGACTGCTATTCTGATTTCTTCCACCACCTGTAGAAATTTCTCGACACTGTATTCCTTGTAGAGTGTCCTGCCGAGTTCCTTGCCTGTTCCGGCTCTCCGTTTTTCCTCAAGCATTTCCTGTATCTGCTTTATGAGAACCTGTCCGGCATCATCGTTTTTTATAACGATGTCCTGTCTGATTCTCCTGCCGGAGATCTGATCCGCTACTTCCTTGATGCTATCCTTTAGTTCCCGGTACGGTTTCTTGTACTTGGTCTTTAGGAGTTCCTCTGGCACATTCTCGTCATTCTTTTTCAGTGTCTCCAGTAGCGATTTCAGCTTTTCTTCATCCTTTTGGATGCTTTCATCTTCCATTCGCACCACCCTTTCTGTCTCCGAACACCTAATGCTCCATTTTTCTACCGCACACCTACGTGTTCATTTAGGTGTGCGGTGTGAAACCCTTGATTTTACTGGCTTTATCGGGGTTACTAAACACCTAACACCTAATTTTTGAAATACACCATGTTTTTTTAGTGATTTCTGTGACTAACCTTTCATGCAGTCACACAATTTTCCGTAAATACAATAAAAATAGTGATTTAGGTGTTTTAGGTGTTTAGATGTTATTAAAAGCCTTGATTTTACTGGGTTTTTTACTAAACACCTAACCGAACACCTAACTAAACACCTAATTTTAGGTGTGCGGTTTTTTAAGGTTTTTTATAACTTTTTAGCGATTTTGGTCACATAATTTCCAGTCACACAATTTTTTCTGCTCCATGGTTTTTGTGACTAAATCGCAAATTCTGTGACTAATTGAACGGCAGCTTATCTGCTTCCTCATCGGGTATGGTCTGCCATCCGTCATTTGTTCCCGGCAGACTCATCTGCTGCGGTTTCATCTGCTCTGCGATTTCTTCCTCCTCCAGTAACGGGTCTTTTTCCTCTGCGAGGTCGCCCAGGTGGAATTCCACGAAGCGACAGTTTCGGTTGTTGAACCATTTTGTCACTGAGTTCTTGGTGCTGCCGTCTTTAAGGACTGATACTCCGATCAGACCCTTATCTGCGAGGTATTTCAGTGTCTTTCTGGATGAGTACCCTGCTTTCGTGAGTGCCTGCGTCAGCATGGATGGGAAGATGTATGCGTTCTTGTTCTGGATCATACCAAGGCACGTTCCGAAGGCTTTCTCCCCGAAGCTGTCCTTGTTTGACAGTATCCAGTCCACGATGTACTGCGTGGCATTCTCGTTTACATCTCCGGTGTCTGCGTTCATCTGCTCCTGCAGGATGTTCCTTGCCATCTCTTTGGCTCTTTCCCATGATTCCGGGTCGATTTGCAGGTTTTCCGTGTTTGTTTTGGCTGATTCCGTATCAAATTCTCCATTTTCGTACCGTTTCAGCCATTCTCCGTTATTAAATACCCATGTGTCGATGATTGCGTCTGCCAGTGCCACCGCTGCGATGCCTGCTATGTGTGATCCGCTCTTTCCTTTGCTGATCTGGTATACATACTGCATCATTTCATCGTATTTCTCCGTGATGCTTCTCTCGTCTGTGTGCAGGAGCATTCCGATGTAAGCCGGTCCCGCCCATCCGCAGTTCATTCCAGACTGCTGATGCATGACGGAGGCTTCCCTCTCATCGTCAAATGGTCCGCCGTATATTTCAAGCACACGGGTGCTTACACCTGTCTGCGATGTTTCTGTTGATAGTGGTTCTTCTCCGGTTGCCAGTGCCACGGTTCTCCATGTCTGTGTTGCCTGGATGCCACCGCTCTTTGCACCTCGTATCTTTCCTGTACCACTGGCGATCATGTACACGATTTTCTCCAGTGAGTTCTGGTTATTTCCTGCCAACTGTCGCTCATCAATTCCGAGCGGAAGGTCGCAGTAAAAGGATGCGGTTCTCTCCAAGCCTACCTGCGTTGCATTAAAATTTACCATCAGTCTTTCCGGGTCGCCCCATACGGAGAGTGCTGCCTTAAGTGCTGCGGTCTTTCCGCCTTTTGAACCGCCCCAGTTGTACACGAAGAATATTCGCTGCTTTATGATCCGCAGGAGCGGTGCTGTGAAACTGGCCGCCAGTATGAACCGGAACTTGTCTCTGCTTCGGTGTGGCTTTATCATTTTGAGCCAGTCCGCCATTGTTCCGTTCTGGCAGTATGCCGCTGCCATGCCCCTCTGCGATGGGTCAATGTCCAGAACAATGTCCTTGTCATGCCCTGGCACGAACCGCTTTCCGGATTGCCATCCGAATGTACTTGTGGAGTCTGCTTTCTTTATGATGTCTATGTTCTCGGCTTCCAGTGCCGCCAAGAATTTTACGATGTGCTTTGCATTCTCCGATGTGACGGTGCATCCTAAGTCTGCCAGTGCTGTGATGGCTCTGGATGTGAAGATGGTACTTCGTGGGTAGATTGCCTTGTGCCACTGCCCATCCCTCTTGAATGCTACCTCTATCTTTTCCTCTCCTGTTTCCATGCTCCGCAGTCGCTGCGTGATAATGATCGGGGTTCTGCATACCATGACTGGTGCGTACTTCTTTTCATCGATCACGCTGATTCCTTTTTCTGAATAAATCCAACCTTCCGGCTGCCTTAAGTTCACAGGTGCTCCCTCGACTGCTTCTGGGATGTTATCTTCCTCGATGTCTATCTGCTCTGCGTTGCTGATTGCTTTTCGGATCTTCTCGGCCGCTTCCTCTTTGCCATACTTCATATAAACTTCCGATGGGTCCTTGCATCCGAGTGTCCGACAGCTCCATTTGTATACTTCTCCTACGAACTTTCCTTCCCGGAGTGCCCTTGTGACTTTGGCGAGGAATGCTTCCCCGCCTTTGTCCGGCTCTACATGGATGTAAAGTTTCAAATCCTGCAGGACTCCTGCCCAGTCTGCCCGCATCATGGACGCTCCCGGTATTCCGAGTGTGCTGATTCCCATGTACCACATGGACTGGGAATCGCTCTCGCCCTCGACCAGTACTGCATATCCGATATTCCTTATGGCTTCTATCTGCCATAATCCATACATACACAGCCTGTCTGTCTTTCCATATTCCCACCGGAACTGCTTTCCGCCGTATCTCTTACGGTGCAGTGCCAGATTTCTTTCTGCATCAAAGTATGGTATGTATAAATACTGGACTCCGTTTCGGTCTTTCTTTGTCTGCAGGCAGCATTGTTCTTTCAGCCAGTCCTCTGGGAGACGCTTCTCGAATGAATACTGGGACACGGTGTAGTGATCCAGTCCTGGTTTCTTCTCTTTTGGTTTCTCCTGCGGCTCATTCAATGCTCCATACTTTTCCAGTATCTGCTTATAGGCTTCCTTGGTATCCAGTCCATTCAGCTTTGCATAAAATGTGACGAAGTTTCCGCCCTCATCCTCTGCGAAGCAGTGCCACATTCCGGTCTTTAAGTCTACCGAGAATGAATTTGCACGGTCGTCATGGAACGGACACAGACCTGTGAGGTTGTCGCCTGTGATCTTGTGCTTTTTGATAACGGAGCAGTATTCAGTTTTATAATCTACCAGACGGTCTAAATCGACCTCCGCTGCCTGCTGCATATTATCGCTCCAATCTACTAAGTATTACCTGTTCCAGTCCAAGTCTTGTGAAATTGATTGACTTGCCCTGCATCATGAGTTTGTTCGTCATGTAGTCGATTTCCTCATTCATTCCCTCGCTGATCACATTGTCCACGGTCACTACGAGGAATTCTTTGCACTGCATCATCAGACGCTTGCCTGCTTCCATTCCGAAGTATCTCTCCTCGGCGATGGAGTCATCCATAAATCGTGGGAAGTAAAGATGTGGTGCAATCGGTATCTTTCCTTCACTGACTACCTTGTTTGCTGCCCACTTCGCCACTCTGATGTTTTCTTCCAGTTCCTCTCTGGTATCTGCCCTGTATCTGCTGCAGATATAGCACATCGGCATGAGTGCCGGATTTCTATTCTGTAACTCTCCCGGATAGCACTGTCCTGCGTACTTCCATGGCGAGTATCTGTTCTCTTTGTATATGGTGTCATAGATTGGCAGATTGCCTACGATGTCTGCGACCTCGCCCATCTGGATCATAGTATCCGTCTGATTGCCTGCGTTCTCTCTAAAGTTGTAAACCATAGCCGCTTCCACGATGTCTCCCGGCATTAAGCATTCGTCATCGTATCTGCCGGTCCAGTTATCAAATAATATCTGCATACTGTGCCTCCTTTGGATAATGCCAGGAGCGTTTCCGCTCCCGGCTTAGTCTGCCTTAGTTGAACGGCAGGTTTGCGTCTCCGTCCACACTCTGGAAGTCTGCTGCATCCACGGCGGCTCCGGTGTTGTAGTCTGCTTCATCAATATCCGGGATATTGTCCGCCTGTGCCTTGATCATCTCTACCATTGCCTTTGTCTCGGCTCTCTGTTCGTCCGTCAGCTTACTCACAAATGCGAAGGCTGCTCTGGAATATGTAATGCCGTCTGCTGACTTTTCCTTTTTCAGTGTGATCTTAGTTACGGCATCGTAGCAGCGGAGTCCTTTGAGGAGGATTCGCTTGCCGATGTAATCTCTGATGTATTTCAGAGAGGTTGGCGGTAATGCGAGGATAATCGGTACAGGGTTGCCTTCCTGTAGGATGTAACATCTGTGAATGTTCTTGCAGGCTTTTCCAGATCCGTTCTTTCCGCTTCCGAACTGGTTATGCGGACACTTGCTGCAATCATGGATTTCCCCAGTCTCACGCTCCACTCCCTGCTTTCCGTCATGGCTTGAGCAGTCCGGCTGAACATTTCCGCCTGCGTACTCCTCCTTCCAGTATGCATTTACCGGGTGATGATGGATAAGAACTCCGGTAAGGTCTGTACTCATCACAGGCTCATCCTCGGTCTCTCCCGGCAGTTCAAATGCCAGACCGCCACCGCTTGGAATCTTTGCTCTCTCAAATGGAAGAGTGC